TTATTCAAATACTTTTATTACTCCTAGTTGTATTGCGCATTTCAATGCGTAGTCTACACCTATATCACGGAGCTTGTAGTATTTCCCATAGCTTAGTCCAAGGTCTATGCAACTCGTTGCCATAGGTTCATTGAGAAAGAAGCGACGCCGAAGAACTTCGCTCACCAATTCTTCGTCATCAAAGTACATAAAGGTTTGCTCAACTATGGTTAGCCATTTTTCGGGATTGGCTATCACTTCTTCATTGAGCCTATCAGCGTTGATGATAACCTTCCCTAACGGCTGGTAATGCTTCATTGCTATTGTAGCCGTCGGGTCCGATACGAAGGCATGATTACTGCTACCGCCGCCTGTTCTGCCACCGCTTTGGTAGTAGCCCTGTTCAGCCCTTGTTATCTCGACAGCTTTCTTGATTCTGTGATAGTAGTAAAACATTTTTTCAACCAGAGCGAACCCTTTCTGCGGATTCCTTCCTGCTCTCCAGTTGCGTCTGCGCCTTCCGTTGACGCTAGGAGTTTCTAAGGTCATAGTTAAGCTCACCCCAATTCTCTGGTTTTCCAACCAATACTTCAACGCTTTGTTGGTCGTTGCTCTTTGCGTATCGCTTTGCAACAAGAGCACTAACCACCTGCTTGCAGTTCTTATAAGCTATACCGCACAACGCATACATTATCACTCTCATTATGGCGTCAACTTGCGGATAGCGGACTGGCAACTCTTGGTTTTTTCTCATGCGTTCCACTCTGTCTACACGAACGCCAGATGTAGGCACAGGAAGGTTTACTGTGATAACGATATACACCGGACTGCTCTCGTCATAGTTCCAATTCTGCGTTGCAATAGCGTTCTTGGCTATCATAGCTACTACAGAAGCGTAAGCATTTTGGGTTGTTTTTCTTGGCTTTTTCTTATAGTCACTCTTTTGCTTTCTAGGCCCCTGTTCCCGCCCACGGCAGGGAGGTCTGCCCGGTATAGAGAACTCTATTTTCTCTTTGCTCTTAACCCACACCATGCCAAATCACCTCGCTTAGAAGTTGAAGTTGTCGTCTAATTCCTGCTGTGCTCCCATGTTTGCGAAGCCACCGCCGCTGTTGGAAGATGCGCTGTTCTTGCTGTCGATGAAGTCAAAACCATTGACCATGATAGCAGTGCTTTGCTTCTTGTTGCCATCCTTGCCTGTGTAGCTGCTGATTTGCAGACTGCCATTGACGAGGATGCGGCTACCCTTATGGAAGTAGTTGCCGATAGCCTCGCCAGTCTTGCCGAAGGCGGTGCAGTTAATAAAGTCGGCCTCTTTGGGCTGGTCTTTACGGAACGGTCTGTCGATAGCAACGGTGAACTTGCAATACACCTTGCCGTTCTGAGTGTAACTTACCTCCGGTTCTCTAGTTAAACGACCTAAGCCAACAAAATGATTCATGTTTATATTCTCCTTTCGTTATGTCGAGTGCATATATCCCCCGATAAATATGCGAGTGTGTTGAGGCAAGCGATATGCACTCGCCTCAACGGTTATGAAAAAATTATAAAGCAGTAGTTATGTGTATATCCTTCTCGTCAGCGCCATTCTCCTTGGCAGTCTTAGCCATTTCGATGCGATATTCTTGCGGAGTCAAGAAGTACAGTTCGTTGTCTAAGCGGAACTCGCACTCTCCCTCTTTAGGAGCTGTGCGGATAGGCTCAACTTCAATGCGATGAAACACCTTGCGCCACCTACAGTCCTTGACGTACTTGCCTTGCTCGCAGCACATACAGGCTTTAAGCGCGAGGTCTAAGAGGTCGTACAAATCCTCGGTTTCAACGGTAATATTAGGCTCTCCGTCTCTAGCTCTGACTGGTACGCTAGTGCAGAGCTTTAAATCCGCTTGCTTTCTACGGCGTTTGAGGCTCGCCAGTTGTTTCTGGTCAAGATAGGCAATACGCTCTTCGATGATATTCTGGCAATATGTCGCAACACATTTGAGTTTTCGATGCCACGTCTTGTCTTTTGTGGTTTCGGCGGCTTTGTCGGCTTCGCCAGCGAGGATTCCTATTTTCAGCCAGCTAAGGTATTCCTCTTTGCTCATGTATTTCTCCTTGTTCAAGCCTGTCCCTTCTTTCTTTTATTTTAAATCAATTCTTATTCGTTTCGGTATCTTCATCGTCATCTTCTATAACAAAGAACGTGTCAATCACGACGTAGAAAATACCAAACGTCAAACAACTTCCAAGGCCAGCACCCATAGCAAAAGCCAGCAGCAACTCCCAATCCATTAACATCCCACCTCCATTTGTTCCTTCTCTTTGTCAAGCGCTTCGCAGAGCTTCTTGTAAATGTAAAGTTTGATAACGCTATATACGGCGATGTCTTTAAGCGATTCGTCTACTTTGTCGCCCATAGTGCCGTGCATAGCAACATGAACAATATGCTTGCGCTCGTAGTTGGATGCCTCTTTCCACATCCGCTCCCACCACAACCACTCGTGAGGGTTTGCCTCGGAGCAGGATTGAGGAAAAGGTTCGCTGTTGTTGTAACCAGCCTCTTCGAGAATAGCTCCCAGTTTCAAATTCTCCAGCGGCTCACCCGAGCCATACTGAGAGTTCTTTGCAATAAATAACTCTTTAAGTTCGTCGAAAGTCTTGCTTACGAACGCCACATATTCTTCGTTGGCGCTGGTTGTAGAATCTTCTATACGCTGTTCTTTACTCATGTTTCTTTGCCTCCCTTTTACATCTTCCGCTACTTTTCGCGGCATTCTTCCGCTTTCTACCAATTCATCTAAAGCCACTTCCTGTTCCTCTTTGGCTCTAGCCGCTTCTTCCGGTGTTAGCTTGAATGGCTTAACGCTTAAAACATTAAACATGATTCTTCTTTGCCTCCCTTTTACGTTTCAGACTAGCGTTGGCGACGGCTTTTACCTCGCCCATGTTTTGATAGTACCCTGTGACAACCACTTCTGTATAGGGCGCATCAGAATACATCTTGATGATGCGAATATCATAGACCTGTTTGTCGTCGGGATAGACCACACCGTTCATGGCATCAAGATATAGCTTGACGATGTTATCGCCGTCCGGTTTACCTAAAGGCATGACGGCCTCTATTAGCCCAGCCTCAGCAAACCATTTTTGTCTGCCAGACGGAACCTTTCGGCATGATTTAATTTCGACTTTGAGCGGCATTTCGGGGCTGGGTAAGCTCCAACCCTGTTCAACCATGGCTTGCTGTGCTATTAGTCTGATAGCCGCCTTTTCCTCGGTGCTTCCTTTAGGCTCGTAGGCTCTGACGTGGCCACTGATTGTAGTAAATCTAGGTCTACCTTGCCCTACCGGCTCTCCCATAACCTTGAATCGCAGGATTTTCTTCCCGCAATTCATCGGCTCCTTAAAATTCACTGCGCACACCTCCTAAAATTTGCCGTTACTGCCATAGCCACCGCCACGGCTGCCACTCGCATTGTCGCCATCGGTGATGCTGTAGTGCAGGAAAATTCCTTGCATACAGCGCTCTCCTTTCTTGATGACGTATTCTTCGTCAGAGCTATTTACAAACATAGCACCAATATTGCCGTCATTGTCAGCGTTGTTGGCGTAGTCGGCATCGATGATACCAGAGCAGTGAACCATGAGGCCATGTTTAACAGCCAGCCCGCTTCTGATTCTCAAGAACAGGAACATATCCTGTGGCATAATAGCCTTAATGTTGAAATGCACGAGTTTGCTAAGTCCGTGTGCAGGAACAACAATGTCATACGGAGCATAGAAATCATGCCCCGCAGCAGATTTCGTACCGCGTATCGGAAGTTTTGTGTCAAACGGCGCACCCTTGACTGGCTCAAATCTGATTGATTCTCTTTGCCCATTCTCGGGGCCGTACACAAGCTCATCAAGAGAGCATCCCAACGATTCAGCAAGACGCATCGCTATGTTTAGCGCAACTCCCGTTTTGCCATGTTCCACGCAGCTAAGATGTACTTGGCTAATCGCAGCCTGCTTTGCTAAATCAATCTGAGATACGCCACGTCTGCGTCTTGCCAAGGAAATGTTTCTTCCTAGAACCTTCATATCTTCACTTATTGCTGTCATTATTTCTTATCTCCTTTCTTATGTCCGAAAGAGCAGGATTGTTCTTTGCAGTCAGAGCATCCCATAAAGTTTCTGTCGAAAATCTCTGGTGCTGCTTTCGCAAGCTCTTGATGAATAAGCTCTGCAAGTTCTCTATGCTCCGGCATAGCTCTCTTGCATAGGCGTTTCGGCAGGTATTCATACCATGCTCTAAAGTTGCCAGTTGCAACAAAGGATGTCTCAACGCCCTGTGGCAAAAAGTAGGCGGCATCCTGTTCTGCAAGACCATCAGCGATACATTCTTTGTAAGCATAAAGCATAGGATGTCCATCAATCATAGAATCAACAACTTCTTTAGGCACACCACGCTTTTTAGCAAAGTCATACATACCATCAGTGATAATGAAAGTATCAAAGGCACTGTCTCTAGCAGACTTACAGGTGAAGCTAAGGTGGCGATGGCGTGTAATCTGTCCTAAAACCCTTACGCTGCACTTAACCAAGAAACTCGCATAGCAGTGCTCCAGCACACTAAGATGCCCGCTTTTGATGATATTCCCGACACCAATGCTGGAAACATCTTTGCCATACGGCTGACTGCAAGCAGCCTTTAAAAGCTCCATGTGGTTTGGTGTGATTGAAATTAACTCTGCTGTTGGCATTTTTTGTCCTCCTTCAACTTTTTACGTTGTTCCTTGATTGCCTCCAATATCGGCCGCTGAAATTCGCAGTCATCATCAAACTTAACCTTGCCGTCTTTGCCTCTGCGCATCTCCATTAACTGAAAATTCCAGTCAATGTCGCGTTCCATTTGTTCCAACATCCAATCCGGCATTTCATGGAGATTCTCCACCAATTCACTTTGGATAGCTGCCAATGCCTGTGTAGGGATTCTATGCACGGCATAGCGGAAAGCGAACAGCAGGACGTTTAATTTTTCATTTGTCATTTCCTCACCCCCGATTTTCAACTCCGACAATTTCAACACCTACAAGGTATTGCTGTAAAACCTCCGCATCATAGCAGCAGAACACTATTTTACCATTGCTGTTAAAGACGCGAATTTCTTCAACATTGCCGAACTCCTCATCTATGTCAATTTCTAAATCTCCTTTGACACAAATGTAAGCGTCGTCTATAAAATCCGGCACATCATTGGTAAAAGATTGCAGAATTTCATTACCAAAAATACTGCCATTTATATACATAACGTATTCTACGACTATTTGGTCTTCGCCGAACAAATACGTTCCGCGAATTGCATATCTAACTCTGTTACTTAAAGCTTCTATATCGTAATATTTAATCATTTTTTACCTCCTTAAATATTCATGTGGTCACAATGGGCACATTCCATTTCGTCCCCACCGCCGTAATAGCGGCACAGTTCACAGCAGTATTGCCGTTCCCATTCATCGCAGAGATTGTCGCAATTATCGCAAGGATAATATTCATCATCGTCAATCATTCGTCTGCACCCTCAAACGCGATTGCTTTATTTGCCCACATCATAACTTCTTCAAGCTTTTGTAATGCAATCTTTCGTTCTCTGCCTTTAGGACACAGCTCGTTGATTCTGTATTCAAGATATTTGGCAGCCACATTTAAATCTTGGATGCGTTTCAACTGCAATTCATCTACTGGTTTGCTATCTAATCTGCTCATTTGTATCACTCCTTTCAACGTTCCATCTATCGGGCCAATTTGTCAATTTGCAAGGCGAAGCGGAGTTAACATCGTGAAAGATACATCCTTTGCAGCACTTCCGCTTGCTACACATTTCTTTTATGAGTTGAGCCGCTTCTTTGAGTTTTTGTTGTTCACTCATATCTTCATTCCAACTGCTCCCTACTCACATCCCTGTAATGCATCTGTTAGTAAGCTTCTTATAAACATCTTCGTACATTTCTTGTTTATCACCATTGAAGGTATATTCTGCATAGATGCCGTCACCGCTGACTGTAGTAGACAACAACGCTTTATAGTTCTGCAATGTTTTACACGCCCAAACAACAAATACGTTTTCAAGAGTGATTTGCTCTTTGTTGTTATGGTTGTACCATTCTACTAATTTGTTTTTACATACGCTTTCAAACTCAGCCATACCTGTAATAATCATTTTTTTACCTCCTTTATAAAAAGCAGCGGCGCGGGAATTCTTGGATTTTACGCAGGCCTGTTTCATCAGTCCATAACAATAATGGGCCTACCGTTGCCAAGTCCGCAACCTACTGCCATTCGGCAACCCAGCCGCCGCACCCTAGGGCTAGTTATTTATTTTTACTGTTGATAGTTGCAGCCAAGTAATCGAGAATTCGCAAGGCCTCATCCTTAGTATCATAAGTGCCATAGACACATTTCTCTCTGTCTGTACACACGCAAACATCCCACTGTTTCTTGATGCCTCTTTGATGTACTTTAACCGCATTTATTTTCTTTGCTTTAATCCATTGCGTTTCGCCAATCTTAATCAGCATTTTTTTCACTCCTTACTATCTACGATTTTTCTGCCGCGCCCGCGGGCTTAATTAATCGGCACGTTAATGTCCTTTGTGTAGAGGTCTACGCCGCCAACATCCACGATAGCAACGTGCATTGGTGTGCAATGTGTGCGCAGATACTTGACCAGCGGCATAGCCGCTTCTTTAAGTTCTGCCTGTTGTTTTTCGTGCCAAGTGCAGTCTGCTTTCACTTCGTTAAAGACTTCTAATTTTTCTTGATGTTTCATTCTTTTCACCTCCTAAACTTTTCAAGGGACATTTTGTCCCCACGTGCAACTTTTACAAGAGATTTTTGCAACATGTTGCAGTTTTCTCTTACAATTTGTACTCCACGCCTAACTCTTTCGCTACGCTGGGCAAGGCTGCTTGCGCTTCTTTCTCTGAGCGGTATACCCAGCCTTTGTCTAGCAGGGCATACTCTTCCGGGAATCCGCCCCACCACAACGAGCGAACAACCCACTTATCGCCCAAACGCCCAAAGGTAGAATAAACATCGCCTTTCTTTGGCTTCCACGGCAGTTTAACGATTTCGATATCGCCTCTTACCAGACCAATAAGCGGCATGTTGGCAGTTGTGTATACTTTTTCTGCGTCATCGTCACTCACTATTAGTCCGTCGACGATAAATTTATAAATCACTCCTTCGCGTCCTTTAATTTTAAATTCTTCGTTCAACTCCACGCCCAGCATTTGGGCGATTTCCGGGATAAGATTTTTAGCCATTTTCGTCCTCCTTCTTTGCTCTTTCTATATGGATTGCCACTGCCTGTGATACCATTTCTCGTAGTTCGCAAGCTGCGTCGTAAGTCATCATTCCGCCGCGTCTAGAAACCTTTAGGATTTTGACCATAACATCTGTGACGCACTTCTCGATTGATTGCCAATCACCGTGCATCGAAGTTATGGCAGTGCAATTTCCTCCATTGTCATAACTAAGCACATAACTAACTCCGCTTTCCTTGAGCAATTTAGCTGCCTTAGCTGCTTTCTTATAGTCAATCATTGTTTTTTCTCCAATCACGCACCCCGTCAATAATCGCTACGATTAACCCCATCCATTGGATAATAGCCACCGGGATAAGCGCCACAATCAACACGACCGCTACAAATTCATCTAACGTCATTACTATCACTCCTTCACAGCTTTACTTGCTTTTAAAATTTTCTCAATCAGCTTATCTACAGCCTTATCTGCAAGTTCGCCTGTAGCCTTGATGTTGGCAGGTGTTATATGTTCCGCAGCATACATAGCGTATATTTCTTTTTCTGTGGGGAGAAATGCTCCCAAAATATCTAAAGCCAAAGCTGTACAAACAATTATTTTAGCTGCCTTAACGGATTCTTTATCCTTATTATCTGCCATGACTGCTAATGTAGCTATCATGGCATATACAGTTACAAGAATACCTAATATGCAACAAATTCCTTGTATCATGTCTATTCTTCCTGCCCAGTAAATCAGCCACGGGCTGACAATCGGCTCGTTCATCATTTACACCCCCACAATCTTTCTGCCACACCAGCAGCAGTACGACTGCCCAAAATTTTCAAACGTGCCGCCGCACTTTTCGCAGCGATAAATCGGCAATGCTTCTTCATAGTACCCTGTGTATACCATCTTTGTTCTATGGTCAAGCTCGCGCTTGATAGCACGGATATGAGCCGTGTAATAATTGATACGTTTAAGAGCAGTTATTTTAACTACAACGCTCCACGCGGTACTCGCACGAAGTTTTTCTTCACTTCTTACGTACTTCAAACGCGAAATTTCTCTACGCAAATATTTTTGCGTTTCCGGCAGGCTATCCCACCATTTCTGACGTTCTGGAGTCATTTGCTCTTCCTCCTTTAGTTAATTTCTTCAGCTTGGGTATATTCAACTTCATCGTCGCATGCAATGCTTGTTCTAATTAATTTGTCCCATCCACTGTTGTTGACAAAAGAACACTCTTCGTAAGCCTTTTTAATGGCTTCTTCTTTACTTTCTGCTTCTATTTCTACTGAGATAAAAGCTGTTGTTTTACCGGAAACAATATATTTTTTCATCAGTTATCACTCCTTATCGCTATCTTTATAAATCAGTTTCAGTGCTTTCATTGTTATGCTAGACAGCGTTGCAACAGCCGTTTTATCGCCATGTTTATCACGAATCAACTTGCCTACGGCTTGCATTGCCGCCACAATGCAGTTCACAACCTTTAATGCGTTACCTTGCACCTGTCCTGCTGTGTAGCCGTTCTCTTTGGCATAAGCGAGCACATAATCTACACCGCTTTCATCAAGCAATTTCTTCGCCTGTTCTGCCTTTTTATAGTCAATCATTATTTTTCACTCCTTATCCACAATCACTCTATTGTGTTCTGCGTCGGTATGATTAAGCATCTTTCTACCGCTCTATGCCACAATTTATATTTCAGCAGCTCGCTACGCATCAGTTGACGCGCTTGTTTTACGCAATAACGATAGTATTTCAGCTTCTGCTGTCTACGTCTGTTCATTACAAGCACCCTCCACAGCAGCCAAACGGCACGTTGGCGTTAACCAGCTCTTCCAGCTCGGCAACATCCCCCTTTAACTCATCGGGAAGTTTGTCCGGGATTATAACCCACGGGCCTTCTTCAACCTCTTCTTCCCAATCGGGGCCGAATCCGCAGTACCCACCGGAAAGCAACGCTCCATAGATAGAATATTGCTTGCCGTCTTTTTCGACAATCAACACGCCACGACAAAGATTCGGCCAGCTTCCGTCATAAGATATGAATTTCATTTTATTCACTCCTTTAACCACACTTGCATTTCTCTGTATGCTTTTTTCAAGCAATACAGATAGTATTTTCGCTTCTGTCTTTTGCGGCTATTCATATCCCGAGCCACCTCCACAGCGTCACCAGTGCTGCGATACCGATAACGACAGGTATGCCAGCAATAAGAATAACCATGATAACCTCAATCATGTAAGTGAGGGCTTTGCAAATCAATTCAATCATTATTCTTCCTCCCAAAACTTCACGCCGTTTCTGGCCTTTTCGACCAGCTCTTTATGTCTTGCTTCCGCATCTTCTTTCCAGTAATATTGTTCGTAGTAGAGGTCATTCCAATTTGTACGGCCGTTTTCATCAATACCGAAAAGCATTATTTCAAACGGCGCAATCTGAAACGGCTTATCGGTAATCATGATGCTTATTGGCAAGTTGACTGTTGACAAGATATACTCCTTGCCGTCTATAGCGAACCTGTCTTTGAGAATTAAATGCTCACCCATACCGCTATTCTTCCTTCTTTCTCTCAGCCTTATAAATATCAACCGCCGTTGTGAGCGGCAGTATAGTCACCGGAAACATGAACCTCAAGGTTTCTACCGCCACCAGCCAGCGTTCATGCTGCCTAAAGATTTCTCCTGTGTACTGTCCTTTGATTTTCAGAATGTCGTCGGTGTAAATCATGTCGCCATGAATATCTCTAACACCAGTAGCCGTTCTTTCCATGTTTGCCTCCCTGTTTTTCTCTCTATTTTCATCCGCTTTTCCAATTTTAATAAAATTTATTAAAATTATTTTTTGCGGTTTTTGTCGTAGTAACCGTTGTCTCTGCCGAGCATCGTCGCTCCGCAGCATCCGCACCTCATAACGTACAGATTTCCACGCTTTTCGTGTACCGTGTAAGCGTGTACCAGCTTTCTGATTTCATTGCCGCACTTAATGCAGTACGGTCTATTTTTGCTGTTGAACATCACGTTCTCGATTTCCATATCGTTCACCCCTTGAATCGTATATGCCGCTCTCGCGAACGGAATATGGGCTAGATTCGTTTTTATAGGTGTCACAGGTAACTTTATACCCGTTACTCCTTAAAATTAAATCCAGCGGCATTTCCGTTCGTCAGAGAAAATTTGCCAATTTTGGGTTGGCAACCAACGGGTCATGGTCTACTTGAATCATTCTGTTCGGCTCAAACCCCTTGGCCGTTGTCACCGAGAAGCACACCTCGCGGTCGGGATTGACGTAGACCTTGTAGCCAATATCCTCTTCGCCGACTGCCGTACAGTAGTTAGCGTCGTTCAGTATGACTTGCAGGAGCCTGTAGTTGCTGACAATCTCGTTCCTGTTCAGCCCCATCTTCTGCCCGTAGAGCAAAATCTCGTTGTGTGTCGGCATGTAGGGTATTATGTCTCTGTGCTGACGAAGCTTCCACTTCGTCCACGCCCAGAGCTTTGCGCTTTTGCGGAGGCCAGCAGGAGAAGCCTGTGTGATTGGTTTCTTCTGCTCGGCATCACGCTCTCTGCGATAGTTCGCAAGCGCGTCATCAACATCGTAGAACCTCGGCCAATACTGCAAGCGACATAAAGCGTTGCGAAGGTACTGTACCTGTTCGCCAGTCAAATCCCTGTACTGGTCAAGGAATGTTCTCACCATGCTCTCCTGTCCTTCCATGCTCGAAGCTGATACAGGCGGTTTAAGTCCTGCTGACTTCCAGTACCCGAACAATTTAATCACGTCTTGTCTCTCCATGTCTAACTCCCCCTAAAACAACAACTCTTCTTTCTTCGGCTTGTCAGCGCCGCTGTGGATGTTCTTGCAGCATCCCTCGACATAAGCCAATGTGCGCTTGCCTTGCTCTAACGAGCGCTGCATCGCCTCCAACACTACGACTTCGCCGTAGTCAGCAATCATGTCTTGAATTTTCTCGGAGATGTATTCTGTCATCAGCCCCATGTTTTTGTTCCAAAACTCAAACGGCTTGCTGACAACATCGACAACAACTCCGGCATTTTTATAATTAACTACGGTAGTAGAATTATTATTGTTATTGTTGTTATTATCTTTCTCTATATCTATATCTATATCTACGTTACCGAGTTGTTTCATGTCTGTTACAGTGGTGTTACATTGTAACGCTTTCATCTTCTCGCGATGCTTTCTAACCCGCTCTGCTACTGCGGTTTCGGAGCCAATCGCCTCTGCTGCTTTCGGCAGCGAAACGTCGCTCTCGAATTCGGACTCTACCAGCAGATTGTGTTTGCGCAAAAACGCCACCGTGACCGACACATTCTCTTCGTCCTCATCGATATCCAAAGCCAAGTTCTCTATGAACTCGCTCTCCGGACAGTCGTAGGCTATATGCCCTTCGTTTTTCAGCGACAACAACATCATTTTGAGATAAATGACTGTGTAAGTATCGCCGCCAGCAATCTTGCGCAGTTTCTTGATTTCAACTTGGCGGAAGAAATCTTCTTGCAGTTTTAGCCACCAGTATCGTTTACCCACGCTATCACCCCATTTGGTTCATCAACTTGCTGCTAATTACACTTTCATAGTCCATGCCAACTTCTTGCATGAGCTTTAAACATTCGGCGGCTCTTTTATGGTCGCGCATTACATCAATCGCAGCCGACAGAACGTCGAAAACTTTCTCAGCTTCATCGTCTGTGATTTCGCCATCGCCTTTAGCGTGAATTACAGCGGCACCGCAGACAGTAATAATTTCACCCCATGTAAGCTTGGGAGTTTCGTTGTAAGTTGTGTCAATCATTTGCATCCTCCTAAATCTATATCTGAATCCGAGCGAGCTTGCCGCTAAGCCCAAGGAGCGGCTGACGGATAGCCGGAGCTTTCAGCTTGCTCGCCCAGACCAGAGTTATAAAAGGCTTATTCGCCTTCTACAGCGGTTTTAATATCCTCTGCGGTAAATTCATCGTCTGCGACGATTTCGCCAGTCTCAACGTCAACTACGCGAGCGTCAGAGGCTTCTTCTTGTTCGATTGTATCTACGTTGTTGTCTACAGAGAGGTCTAAAGGCTTCTCGTGAGCATCCGCGTCCTCGGCCATTGCCTTCTGCATTTCGATAGACATTGGCCCCCAATGACGCAGCGTGTATGCCAAGACGGTTTTCATCGCCATTGCATCGAAGTCGCTCTGCCAAGGACTAGAAGAAGAGTTGTAGCTCTTGCTGAATCTCTTGGCGTGTTTGATAACGGCATCCTTAGTCCAGTAGACTACTTTGCGGAAGCCATTCAGCAGTTCAAAGGAAGCACAGTAGCCAATGGCAGCGTCGCCTTCCTGCTCACCATAGGTCAGTTCCTCAGTGAACTTATTCCATTTAACAACCTCACCCTCATAGACGGTGTTTACGTTAATGGATTTATAGAGGCCGCTTCGTTGAGGCAGTTCGACATATCCGAGATAGCCGATTTGGAATTGCGCAATGCCCTTATAGGGCACAATCCAAGCTCTGCCAAGGGACGGCAGGATTGGCAAGTCGAGGCTTGCTGCGATGGACGCTGCGCTCAGCACGGTACGCATATCTACGTTCTGTAAGAGTTTGTTTTGAGATACTACGGTAAGCACAGAGCTAATGAAACCCGGTGCCTTCTTGCCGAGCATACGTTGGAATCTGGCTTGTACGCTGTCCTGTTTGAACATTGCGTCCAACAGTGCTACACCAGCTTTAGGAGCTGACTGCACAGCTTGCTCTTTTTGTTTTGTAATTAAACCCTTTGCACTAACCATTGTTATTCATCCTCCACTTCTTTAGCTCTACGTTTTTTGGCTTGTCTTGTAAGGTTTACCGTAAGCATACGGTATTGCGTCTGCCGACGATACTTCTGGGACAGTGTGGGATAATCTTCAGCAAAAGCCTTGTTATCCCACACAGCACGGTTATGGATGCCGTAGCTGACGATATAGTCGCCACATTCGCCTTTCTCCGAATTACCGAGTTCCAAGCGAAGTTTGTTTTTTTTTTCGTCAATAACCTTTTTGATTTCGGTAATCTGGGCTTCGAGTTCTTTAATCTGCTCGCATTGTTTCTCCCACTCACCGCTCATTGGCATGACCTCTTTATCCCCGCCCGGATACATTTTTTCAATAGCTTTAGTACAGCTCTCGCTGTAATCTACCTCGGGGATTTTATGAGGGACAACGTAGTTCTCCCAAAAGTCTTTCTCCGCTTCGACAAGGGCATTGATTTCGTCATCATCGCGCTCAAACTCACGGATAACGGCTCTCTGCCCACCGCAGAGGCAGACAAAGTAGCACTTGTCGTAGTTACCTACCGCCATATAGTGCAAGGCTTGCACCAGATAAGAGGGCGGCACCTTATCGTCGGCCCATTCGTCGTAGTTGTACCCCGCCGTGGTCTTAATCTCCACGATAGAGTTCTCACCCACGACCAAACGGTCAACGTCGGCAATCATGAATGGGTGCTCGTCACTGCGAACCATGCCGCAACGGCGGAGCTTCTTGCCCGTCTTGTCTTGGAACCATTGAGCCAACGGTTCTTCCAAACGATTACCCCATTCCATGCGTTCCTTGACTTCATCCGAGAGGTTAATCTCAGATGCTACAGTCTGACTGGTCTTTTCCTGCCAGAGCTGAAACTTTGACTTGTAGGTATTAACACCAACAATAATGCCAGCGTCGCTGCCGCCAATACCTGTGGTGCGCATCTCTAGCCACTTCTCCCTGCCGCCTTCTGCCTGTATCTCGGCTGCGGTCATAAGCATTGTTGTACTCATTCCTCATCCTCCGCTGGTGTAGATTTTCTTCCGTATTTACCGTTTCTACGCAACAAGCCAATGAGTTCTTTTAAATCCTCGGGCCAATCCTCTGGAACAGCCTCGTCATTTCCGATTGCAATGACCGCAATGCCTTCGTCTTTAGACTTCTCGGCTTCGTGTTCATGGTTCATCATCCTTGCAAACCCCTTGTCATATTTCGCAGTTGCAAACGCTGCGTCAAGAAGTCCCCAAGTTGCACAGTGAGCATCTTCGGAATTAACACCGCTCTCCATAAGACTTTGCTTCATTCCTTGTGCTACTGTGAATACGAGGCCAGCAAAGACTTTCGCCAAATCCTCGTTTCCTGCTTCCGCATTAACCTCAAATTCCAGATGCTTGCCGTCAATAAGAGCGGCATGGATGACTAATTCGTTAGTTTCTTTCATTCGTTTGTTCCTCCTTAGACTTTTTATAGTTTTTTCGGCAGCGGCAAACCCTGTTGGAGATTATTGCTGCCGGAATGTTCATGAGTAAACTCAAATCGCACTGGCGTACACCACATACAATGTTAAGGAAATAATACGATTCACATTCAAGGTCACACAGTGAAGGTACTTTAGGGCGCGGTGCTCTCGGAACCTTTTTGTATTGTGGTTTCATATCCATAAAATCCAATGCGCTGTTAATGCTCACGCTTTTGATTATGGATATATACAACGCATACCAGTTTTCTCGAAACTGGATACTGCTTGACTCATGAGCGACAGCCGCTTCCGTTTGAAAGCTGTGAGAATGAGCTTTAACGTAATTTTCTTGGCAGACATGCCTTCGTCCCACTCTCATTTGGAATCCTCAATCTTCACAATGATTGTTTCACCGACCTGTAAATGTTGTCGTTTGCCAATGCCAAAGCCGTTTCGCTCGCTCAGCTCATGCACGAACTCAGCGAACGGTTTGCTGCCATCGTAGTATCTTTCGGCAATTCCCCAAAGGGTTTCGCCGCTTTGTACTGTATGGCAAATCTTGCGGTGCGTCGGCTTCTCTCTGTCTGCGAAATAGTCGGTGTCGAATCCGCTAACCAGCAGTGCTAAGATTCCGACAGCCGCAATTTTAAGCAGCGTTTTCATGTCTCCCCACCTCTTTCTCTTCAATCCAATAGTGCTTTAAGCGCGCTCTGATAGCGCCCTTTCTTTATGTTCCGCACCTTGTCCTGTTTTGCGGGCGGCGCGAACATTTCTCTTAGTTGCTGGTCAACAACATCCGCTACCAGCAGCCACTTTCTGCCGTATCTTCCGGCGGAGACTTTGCCTTGCTTAATAAGTTCCCGCAGCATTTTGTCACTTATGTTGCGGCTCTTGGAAAATTCCTTGATTCCCATAAGTTCCATAGCTCACGCTCCTTTTGCTCCCAGCAGTTTGTTGACGAAATAAGCCTGACCTTTACCAGTCACCTTAACTGTCTTGCTGACGGTTACATGGCCATCGCTATGTGTAACCGCCGTTTCCTTGATGCGGAACAAGCCTAACTCCATAGCTCTCTGCGTCGGGCTGTTATAATCAGCACCTTGGCGTTTAATCAAATAGCCGTTGTTACGCAGCCACTCGAACATGCGCTTCTGGCCCATGTCGTGGCCATTCTGCTTGATGAGCTTTGCTAAATCACCAATCAAGATGGTTTGGTCGCTCGCGGAAACTGCATCAGCAAAGATTTCCTTCGGCTTCATGCGCTGCGTGTCGCTCTCCAACTCCTTGATACGTGCATCGCGCTCTTTAATGGTAGTTTGTGCTATGAGCACAGCTTTCGCCATCAGCTCCGCGTCGCTCATCTTCTCGCTGCCTGCGATGTAACCGCCAGTCTTGCGGATAGCGGGCAGAACTTCCGCTGTCACCCAATGTTTGAATTTCTTCGCGTCGGGCAACTTGCTAGAGAGAACGAGAGAGTAAAGACCACTTTCATTGATAAGCGTTGTTCCGCGTTGTCCAAAACTCGGCGACGTTTTGTCGTTGAGTTTCTTATCATCATCATCGACGTGCATTGCAACAGCTTTGTTTAAATCACTGTACCCCAAAATCTCCGCTACATCTTTACCTACAAACCAAGGCTCGCCGCCCTGTTCTACCACTCGAACCTTACCGAACGCAGGATTCTCAAAAATCTTTAATTCATTCATCGCATTACCTTCTTTCTTAACCCTCTGTGCTATAATGTTAATTACAGAACCGAGGTGATTATTTTGGATAAAGAACAACAAGTTCACGAAATTGTGTTGCAGTACATGGCTGCAACCAATGCTCATCAAGAGCGCAGCAAAAAATATAACGGTTACGATACCGTTACTCCAGAACAATACGCCAAAAAGTACCAAGATTATTTCATGCGCGTATCTTCTGAATTAGAAACTACTAGGTAATTATCCAGTATCATTTTTACCAACTTTAATGTTTTTTTGGCTTCAAATCTGCTCATGCCTTCGAGATTTCCCATTATCTTCTCGGCGGCTTGAGCAATTTCTTTTTGTGTCGGCCCATTTAGATGATTGAACCTTGCGCAACGAAGCAAGTCGAAAACCGCTTCATTAACATTCATCTTTCCTCTCTCCTTTCAGCAACTCGTCGTTCTGTGCATCTCCCTTTTCTGGAACATCTAGCAGCTCGTCAATCGTACAACCAAACAGTTTCGCTAAAACAGGGAGTTTATCAGCCCTCGGGAGTGCCCTGCCCGTCTCCCAGCAAGCGATTGTTGATTGCGGAATGCCAAGAGCTTCTGAAACTTGAGGTTGGGTGAAGCCAGCCTTGATTCGCATTATTTTGAAACTCAATATTCTCCCTCCTTCCTCGAAGATTTTATTGAGTAACTCAATTTATGTGTATATTATATATTGAGTTTCTCGATTTGTCAACACTGTTTATTGACAAAAATTGATTTTTTCGATACCATGATATTGAAATAATCAATATTCAGAGATAAGGGAAGTCGGGGAGGAAGAAACCATGCCAAACAGGTTAAAAGAATTACGTCGTTCAGCGGGAATCACGCAAAAAGAATTAGCATCCAGTTTAGGCATCGCCCAACCAACGCTGTCTGGTTGGGAAACAGACCGTTTTCAGATTGATTACGACAATTTAGTCAAATTAGCCGATTTCTTTGGCACAAGCATTGATTACATTCTTGGTAGGAGTGTAGATGAGCAGACTACGGTTTGTAATTCATCTCCAAAGAAAGAGCCTTATAATAACAAACCTGCCGTAAGAAGCGACGAAGAGAAGCTTCTTGGCGTTTACAATAGCCTTGATAAGCAGTCGAAGAACCAGCTTATGTCTGTTGCTTACCTAATCATGTCCCAGAGCCTCAAGGCGCAAGGCATTGACGTTCAAGAGATGATAGAGCGGCAGCTCCATAAAATCCAGAATGAGGGAGGCGAGAAAAATGACGGCTGACGAACTGCAACAAAAGGCTATTGCTCACGAATTATTTTGTGAATTATCCCCGCAATCAAGAAACATAGCCATAGGTATTCTACGGCTACTGCTGGTCGAGGAAACGCGCCCTTTTTGACTGTCTACTCACCCGACAGTAGCCGATGTGAGCAAAAGCCGAATGACGACAAGCTGTAATAAAAAAGACCGCACTCCGCGCTGGAGAACGGTCGACACTTTTTTAGCTGTTTAAACTGAACTGCTATGAAGGAGGACTAGCGATTATACCGAAGCTAAAAAGGAAAACAAAAAGGCCTCCGATGTACGGAGGCCTTTTTGCAAACACTATAAATAAAGAAAGAAGGGATTGTGACTCCAATAGGAGATATGCCGAATGAACTTCACACTTATATTTTAACAGAACCATAGAGTAAGTAACAAGGGGGTTTTGACGTGTTTTTTGTCTGAAAGGAGAAAAAATTATGGCAAAATATAGAGAAGGCTCTATATATTACGAAACAAACAGAGGCAAATGGCACGCTTCCGTCGCCGACCCGCAAGGTCACAGAACACACAAAAGGTTCGACACAGAAGCGGAAGCGAACGCTTGGCGCTTGAGCATGGCAGCGAAATACATCAAGGGTAATTATGTTGCGAAAAGTGACATGACACTAGGGACATGGATTTTGCAGTATCTCAGCGTATTCGCTAAATCTAAAGTGAGAGAAAAGACCTTCTTGAACTACGCTAATACCGCTGCGCATATTAACGAAACATTGGCAGACGTAGAGCTGCAAAAACTTTCACCCATTGCAGTCCAGTCCTATATCAACAACTCAGACATGACAGACGGAATGAAAGACAGATTGGTAAAACTGCTTTGCCGTGCGTCAAAAAAAGCCATTGCAACAGGGTTGATAGAAAAAGACTTCATGGCTGGGGTAGAAGTGCTCAAACCCGAGCCGAAAGAAGTAGAGATTTTCTCCCCCGAAGAGCTGAATATAATTATGGAAACCATTGACAGCGACGCAAGACTTCGCAGGCATCATCTGCTTATTTCCGTTGCTATCGCGTCTGGCTGCCGGATAGGAGAGATATTAGCCCTAACGCCGCAGGATTTAGTTGGAGATGCTATAAAAATCAACAAAAGCCTAGTAGAAGTTAATGGCGTAGCAAAGCTTCAACCACCAAAGACCAAAGCAGGATACAGACGGATTCCTTTGCCAAAGAGTATAATGGCAGAGCTTTATCAAGCTGCGTATGCGCTTAAAGACGAGGAAATCATCAGAAACGCCAAAGGCAACCCGTGTTTGACCACGAACATCGACAAGACGTGGAAGCGGATATTGAAGAAAGCGGGAATTCCTTACAGAAAATTTCATTGTCTACGCCACACTCATGCGTCGATGCTGCTTGCAGCCGGAGTGCCTATACTAGAAGTAGCAAAGCGTCTGGGGCACTCTCGTCCAAGTCATACCTTAAACCTCTATGGTCATGCTATTCCCGGCTATGACAGCCAAATGCCATCGCTTGTAGAGAAAGTTTTTAATGTAGAAAGCTGCAATCGCAAAGACATTCTTGCCGTATCTTGCCCTGTTTTGCCCTCAACAACCGAAAGAAGTTGA